AACTAGACCAATCTGTGCATCTAACTCATTAACCGCACCGCTAAGGTTTGTAGCAGAAGTAGTTAATGTTGCATTACCTTGTTTAAGGTCTAATTCATTAACCGCGCCTGCAAGGTTTGTAGCAGTAGTAGTTAATGATCCAATGGTACCAATATTAGAAGTAGCGGAAGTGACCTCGGTATGAAGTTCATTAACCGCTGCAGCTAAATTAACCGATGCTGTAGCTAAGGTCGTACCATAACCGGCGAACGTGGTTAGCGCGTCGATATCGTCAACCGATAGATTGAATTCGGCTACCAGATCTGGTGAAGCTTCTCCTGAAAAAACGCTAACCGTTTGAATCGATCCGGCGGTCTGAGAGTCTACATTGATTACTAAATCATGTACCCCATCTACTCCGCCTAAATTAGATCCAGAGATCGTAATTTTTTCACCGGTTAAATAATTACTTCCCCCGAGATCTATGTTGATTATAGAATAAACGCCTGCATCGATATCAACATCGAATTGCGCGCCTGTTCCATTTGGCGAACTACCCTGGAGGTTAGTATAGGATGCAGAATAGGTCGAAATTATTGTATCAGCATCACCTACCCAAGCGCCAACCGTATTGGTTTTTAATCGCCATTCGTTAAAGGTGTTACTGAGAGAAACATTTTGCTTAGCCATTTAGGTGTCCATTCTCTCTAACAGTTTTGTAACGAGATCTTTTAGTTCGTCGATCTCATTTCGTAGATCTTTTATGGTCTCGTCCTGCTTTTCGCGTTTTAGTCTAGCCGCGACAGCAATCTGAGCACCTTTCGTATTAGTATTTATAATCGCATTAGAGGAGGGATCCCGGTAAAGACCGGGATGCCCTTCAACTGGTATCATACTATTATGCAAGAACGATCACCCTTAGTGCTTTACAAGTTGGCACTTTAGCTGGGTTAGTCGATGTCATAACTATCTTCATTTTAATAGCATTAAAAAATATAGCCTCATCTATCTCGTACGAGGTTTCTTTATAATGACTAGGATCTTCACTTGTTGGAATAGGCTCATCTGGTGCGATCGGTTTCCAATCTGAGGATACCATTTCCTCTTCAGTTGTACCAATCTTATAATAAACGTCAACGAATGTGCCAGTCGGTTTATTTATATCTAGATATACCTTGCCCGTAGTACATGGCTCATTTAGAATAACGTTTTTAGTTACGTATTTCGCAAGAGCTGAACCACCGCTTTGTGCATATTCACTTACAAAATCTTCGACCACGTTCTTCGAACTTGCTGACAAAGCCGTACCTGTTAGGGTATTAACTGATGTAACCGCTGAGCCACTTACAGCGACCGTAAAGGTTAGATCGTTAACGCCAGATTGACCACCGATTGCCGTACCATCGATAGTGATCGTATCACCACCTACATAACCAGATCCACCAAGTATAACCGAAGCAACACTATATGTGGTACTGGAAATCGAGATATCAAATGAAGCGCCGGTGCCAATACCGCTTGTTCCAGACTGAACCACCGATCGAAAGTAAATACCAGAAGGTCGATCAATCCGGTTCTGAACTCCGATAACAGAACAACGCTCAAGATCGATCATCGGTGAGATGTTATCCTGTCCAGAGGTTAATTGTGCGCGAAGGGTCAACGAGGTAGCGCCTGCATCATTATCTATCGAGTTAACGGTCTTCAGTTTATCCAATGGATAGTTCTGATTGACGATGATCGGAGAAAACTCAGTATCTTGCACATAAGGCGCACTGGCTGAATCCGTAAGAGATACGCCGGTTGTAGTCTTGATACTCCAAGTAGTATTAGTACGAGGGAAGTTAATCTCATTGATAATCGGGTACAAGACGTTATACGACATATTCTCCGAAGCTACTACGGTAGATTGTCCGCCTAGACCTGTAGAGGTTGCATTAGTAGTAACCGTAATTACGTACGAGTCCTGTTCTACGTCAGACACTGGATGAATACCATTTAGATCTATAGCAGGTATACCGTTTACAGGTCCAGATACGCCCGAGATATCAACGTATGAGGTTGCACCTTCAGGCCGGAATAAACCGTGATTAGAATGTGAAACCCGAACTCGATTTGATCCAACAAGAGTCTTAAACGGATTGTTAATCAATTGACGATTTGCTGGATAGTCGTTTTCAAGGATAACCACACCGGTCTTAGTAGTATCAAAGATAGCTCGATGGATATCAAACTTCATATCTTTGTTCTGATCAGGAGTCCAAGTTGATGCGTTCTGAGATAAGAACAAAACACCAGCGTAAGGGTTCTTACTGATACGTTGTCCGCTCGGTACTGCATCTTCACCAATCCCAGCATACCATACTTCATATTCTGTTGAGTTCGCCATTACTACAAAACAGTATTCTGTACCATCTTGTACGTGTACAGGACTCTCGAAAGCAAAGTGGGTAGCTGCGGTCGGATTATCAGGATCGACGCTCACGGATGTTGGGTTCAGAGTTACTTCTGCAAAAGGTAAGACGAATGGTGTTGGTATACCGTTTGACATTTCACGAATTTGCAAAGTTACCGGAATATTAGGATCTTTACTAGCGAAGAAGACGTCTATGCCAGTAATCATAGCACCACCTTTTATATTCAAAAGGAAGGATTGTGCTAATGGATCAACCCATGATACGAAACGATCCCACCAACCTGGGCCTACCGGATTACCGGCTGTCCAACCACGAGATGGCGCAGAGCCACCGGATGAGGTAGGTCTTTCAGCAAAGACTGACGTTGTACGGGAACTGGTACTGGTAACCACTCGGTTATCCGATACTTCACGACGTTCAATATTAGGAATACGTGTACTAAGAGTTACGTTTTCCTTGGTTTCCATCATTCCTCTAGCGCTATAACTAGTTGATGCTTGGGTCGTGATATTTGTTTCGGTATTAGTCGGATCATCAACTAATTGAAATAGTCGTGAGCCGGTAGCAAAACGGAGGGTTGAATTATTAGGAATAACAAATTCACCATATATCTCACCGCTTGCATTACTAACTATAGAACCTGCTCCATCCGGATGACCAAGCAATCCATTACCTGTACCATTCGCAGAGCCATTTGGAATGCCAGAACCATCGACGGTCACAAACGGATTGAAGTTGGAAGCGGTAGTGTACTGTCCCGAAGTAATAGGTTTTACATACGCACTTACGTCGCGGCCGTCAAAGAACGGATACAAACGAGACCCTGGCTTAAGACGTGTACCTTTAAATCGAACTACGCGGCCGCGCATAAACGGAATAAAGTTAACCTCAACAACACGTTCACCGAGCTCGGTGGTAATAGTATCAGGTACAACAGCTGTTTCGATACCAGATCTAGTTTGGTTACGAGTGGTGGTGGTAACTGTAGTTGTGTTGGTCCTTCGTCCTCTTGTACTAGACGAACTAGAATCGGTACTACCGGTCCAGTTGGTTTGCCAGTTATTCCATACAGTACCGATAGCATCAGTTTCATTGATGATATCCAGCATCGCATCGTATACGCCTTCTTGGTCTACGATTACATTTGGTCTAGTCTCACTCGCTCTCCACTCATCGTTAGATGGGGTGATTTCAAGTGTACCGGTCCAATTGAATACGTCATAGGGGTTAACGTTGATCTTTCCAGATGCAAGAGGTTGACCCGCAATGATGCCAGTAGTATATGGTAAGGTAATCAGGTCACCGGTCTTTTGGTAGTCGGTAGACCCAATAGTCTGAAGGTGCATGCCAACGTTCTTCTCGGCGAATAATGGTCGCAATGTACGATTTGCACGATCGATACCTGACCGGAATTCACGACTGCGAGTATCACTCGTCGTATGATTGGCAAAGGCATCTACCAAGAATCCATTCTTAAATCGATCTATTCCATTAACATCAGGAATCTGTTTCTGTTGAGCTTCGGTTTCTAGAAGCGATAAAGAGGTATAGTATTCCAGGTTATTGATACGGCGTTCAAGCTTACCGATATCACGCATGGTATATCTCTTATTATCGATTACCTCGATCGTAACCTCGTTCGGTCCTTCGGTGTAGGCATTAACAAATAGATTGTAAAGGACCATAGCATCTTTAGGATCGCTTGGAAGTTTAGGCTCTAGAGCAGATACTCCGGTTGTGACTCCAAATTTACCATCCTTATCCAGATATACCTTATCAATACGATTTAGATAATAGTGAATATCGGTCGACATAGTTGTAGCTGGTTCAGGACATAAAGTAACTTTAGAGCCGGTACCTGAGAATGATCCACCACCATTATTCATGCGCGGGCGGAAGTCTAAGCAAGATCGTAGTTCAACAGAACCATGTTTACTTGAGTTGAATGTTGGGATATCTTCATACGCCAGCGAGACGTCATTGTAATCGGTAACAGAATCATAAGAGTTAACTGTAAAGAAATCCCCGGTTACGTTATGCTCAAAGAAATCGTAATGTATTAGTAATTGACCGGTAGGATTAAAACCAGTTGAACGATCAACCTTTATACTACAAACGTCATAGTAGTTTTCTCTCTGACCATCATCAAACCGATAGTACTGGGTGACGTCGGTATGGGTAGTAACTGGTGCGGTAGCAAAGTCAGGTGACATATAAACTTTAATTAGTTTATAACCATCTGCTTTATCTAAGCGGATATCACCGCTTTCAATAATTAATTGGCTACTAATTGTTTCGATTGCAGACGGAACACCGCCCGATCCTGGGATAGACTTAAGGGCATGTTCTAGGGTTCTTCGAATGCCCACTACCATGGATACGTCTTGGCCGTCGTATGCACCTAGATTACTTACCGTTATTGTATCATTTCCTGCACCTGATATTAACACATCAGAATTAGATAGTGAAACTATAGTGCCTGTTGAAGGGCCGGTAACAACCATCAGAATATAGTTATCTTGATCAAATGGTTCGAATGACGTAGCGGTACCAGCTCCAAAAGAGATCGTACCAGATGAAACTGTTTGGTTGGGATATTTACGGTTAGAGAAATATACAAAGTTGTAACCGCCTAGCTTATTCTCATCTTCCATGGTTTCTATCCGTTTAAACGGTAGAGGAAAGATCATTGAGTTATTCAAAGGCTGCTGTATAACCGCAAACCCGCCTTGTAATACTACGTCAGCACCAAAGTCTGGATCGGTCGCCGTAGATTTTATTGACTTAACGCTCGAAAATACGGCGTTGGTCGCGGTCATTTTAACATCGAAAAGATACAATAGATAATTAGATCCAGATCTTTGTATCGTACGAGCTCTACAAGTACCGATGATACTACCTGCACCACCAGTCCCATCTCGGAGTTCGATCGAACCAAATTTGTTAAGATCTGGAAGACCAACTAGATTGTTAATCTCGATATAGTTACCGACCGGAGTTGTTACACTAGCAGATTCGAAGAACGCTGTATCACGTGCTTTTGGAACGTCTACAAAGGTTGTAGCAAGAGTTTCGATCTCATAACCTAGTACATAAGCCTTCGATGGTTCAACTGCTGCAACCAATTTAGTATCGTCACCAGGTGTGTATACATCAGTATGTTCTTTCATGGTAACCGGGAATGGGCGTACCGTATAGTTACCCGATTCATCAAATGTACGACGAGCAAAGGTTTCTTCGATTACCGCATAATCGGTAGAACGTACCTGAAAGTTGATAATACCGTATTCTACACGACCGAGAAGTTGGAACTTTGAATAGATACTCGCTTCAGCATCAATATCCTGCTTAACCAACTTTGTCTTTATCTCATAACGGTGTGCACCAGGTGCAGCATAGTTTGGAGTGCCTTGAGCATTATCGTTAAGGGTAACGTCGCCGGCCGGGGTTTGAATTGTTTCGGTGATCGATAAGCCCACATCGTATGTCGGCGTAATGTCGTACTTATCCAGAACGATGGAACTGGCCTTAACTATCACAAAGTGATCTTTTATAAAATATACGCCGCGATTGATAGAAGCGGTTGAGCCTAGACCTGTTGCATCGGTAGCTGACGTTGTTGCAGACTCACCACTATTGGTAGTAAAGGTTAGGCCTTCGTTGTTATAGAAAACCTTAGTGGTATTATCCGTACCAGAGTTTATGTAATTAACATATAGGGTAGCTGGATCACCACCGTCAGAAGGTTCAATGTGAACAATCTTAGCCTTCACTCCGCTGGCAGCGCCTTCTATAGTGTCCCCAATTATACCCGTTAGCTCGCTCTCGGTAGCGGTAAAGCTTGCCAATTTTACATAAGGTTGTTGCTTATTAATACTAAAACCACCGGGTATAACCATTGCCCCTTCTTGGAACATGTGTTTACCGAACTGGGAAACCTGGTTTTGGATAATGGACTGGAGCTGTGTAAGCTCACGAGCCTGTACGGCTTCACCCGGTCGGAAAAGGACTTTATAATACTTTTCCTGAGGGGTAAATCCATCACCTGTATCTTTTAAGAAATCATCGAAATATGGTTCGATATTAAATTTTAAAGCCATTTTAAAACTCCAATACGATCTTCACCGTTTCGATTTGATCCCCAGCACGGTTAATAGCCGTACGATTTTCAAGGAAGATTGTTTCACCTGAGTGAGGTTCTACCTCGGGAACTGTAACGACTATTACTTGTTTTTCGTTACCTGGTATGCCAGATTCGCCGACCGAATCGGATGTGGTAAACGCGGTATAACCAGTGTCTTCATTTTGTATAATACGTACATATCCGTTTGTATCCTCTTCGTAAGTCACAACGATACCTTTAGCTCCACTGTTATTACCTTCGATGACCATATCAGCGGAAAACGAATAACCACTAGCTACAGTTAATAAGGTGTTAGCCGACATAGTTGTTGCAGTGGATGGGTTAGTTGTACCATAATCGTAAGGATTACGTATGATGGCTAACTGCCTAAAGTCCTGTGCTACTGGTAAATCACCCTCGCCTTCATCATAGGTCATAGTAATGTTTAGACCTACGAAATGAGCTCCTAGGTCTTTAACTGGGTCTGCCCCAAAACCACCTCGAGGACCAATTACCGCACGGCCTGTTGCACCAGAACCACCACCGCCAGAGAATGAAATGGTTGCGTGTTTATATCCAGAACCCTTTGTATTAACTTGGACTCCGATAACTACGCCACCACTAACAGTGGCCGTTGCAAGACAACCAGTACCACCAGATCCGTCGGTAACCGTAACAGTTGGTGCGGTACTATACCCTGAACCACCGTTAGTAACTTTGATATTAAAGATAGCTCCATCGGTAGCATTCGACTGAACGTTCCATTGGGTTTGAAGCGCAGTAGAAGCACCGCCACCAGGAGAGACCGGAAGAGTCCTAACCGGAAGGAACGCCGTGGTCAGAAACTTAGTTGCTGCACCTGGATCTAGGGTGAACATATATTTCCAGAGATAACCGTCACCAGCTAAATCGGTATCAGGGTCTGGATCTACGGTAGTAGTACCTATCGCAACATCAGGATTAATAACGGTTGATCCAGTACCGGCTTTAAGACAAATATATACGTTATTTGATTCAGTGATAACGAAATATTTCTTAGAACCTAATAGTGGGTCTCGGTCGTCATATTCGACTATGTTAGTAGCACCTGCAATCCACTGATTTCTGAATGCGGAATAAGTCCAATCACTAGAAGAAATAAGTTTGAAAGCTAATGCTCTATCCCAAAAATCTGTGTGAAAAGAATAGGTGTTATCGTAAGGTGTATCTGGGACGTTTTCAGAATCCCATGCATCGGGTCTTCCAATCGCCAGATAGTAATTATTAGCACTATCGATATCTGCCGTAAATTCCGTGGCAGCTCGATGTCTAAAATTTTTGGTTACAATAGCTGTCATTTCTGCTCCATTGTGTTAAGTTATATGGTTATTTATGATCTTTTTTATGCACTCTATACGATTTGTGTCGTGATTTGTGCATCCATATTGAAAGGTAATCCAAGTTCTAGAACCTCTTCAATTGTATAGTCAGCAAAGCCCCCAATGCCTCCATTTATTGAGAACTTAATTCTCTCAAGATAATCCTCGGGACCAAATCTATTAGTTTGAACGGGTTCGACGATTACTGTGAACTCGGTCGTACTAGTGGATAGTAATGATGGTACCGGATTATTAACTGGGATAATAAGGATCGGTGCACCATGTGTCTGCCATCCAGGTTGGATCTCGGGAATAATCCTATCAAGTAAGTCAATAAGAATAAAGATTTCTGAGAAGAATATAAATCCTGCAGGATGGATCAATCGATTAAATGCGTTTCTCCATAACGAAACATCAGTACCCGTTTTGAGCACGTATGAGAATTTCTGATAGAAGAAAGAATCTTGTATTTTTTTATCGTTACTAACGAATGAGCGACTGCTGGAGAATAGTCCACCCTCATAGATCTCTATCGTTTCACCACCAGCCATCGGGGTATTAAACGTGATATGATAATCAAGTCTTTCATTAATATAGTCCGGTGTGACTAATGGTATGTAGTCAACATTAACGACCTGCAAAACGTCATCTAGATATACAACAGGTTTATTATATTTTAATAATCCTCCACCTATATCTAAACCAGTAAAATCGGTTTGTGATGCGGCCGCGGTATATACGTATTGCGGGTCATAGTTTTCGGGCGAAAGAGTAATATCATCAGTTAGTTCAAACCACGTACCATCCGATGGCTTAAAGATATCGTCCTTGGGAAAATATATTTCCACGTGATCATTATAAAGTAATCGGAAGAAAGATTCGACCGAACCAGGCGTACCTCGAGATCTATATAGATCACCAAGCTGTTTATAAAACAGACGAGGGCTTGCAGCAAAAGATTTAGGTATAGCACTACCAATCTCAGATTGTAACTCTGAAAGGAATTCCTCGTCAACCAAATCGATATCTCGTTGACGAGCTAATCTGTTAAGTATATAACCAGATCTAGACTCTTCTTCCAAGTATCTAGCAATCGCTTGTATAAACTCGACATACTTAGGATTCTGAGCCCTAATATGATCTGGGATCAATTCATTAACAGTAGCTTCTAAAAGCGGTCCAGTAAATAGAGTTGACATTAGAACCTCGGAGTGGTAGTGTAATTAACCCCGGCTGCAGTACCGCCAGTAATCATGGTATCAACCTCACCTAATATCAATGCATCATCCGTCAAGATGGTTAAAAGCTCGGTACGTCGTGGTGCTAGATCGTAAGTATCAGGTACTACAGTGATCTCGATATAAGAGTTCTCATAAGATTCAATCTCAAATCCTTGTATAATGACCTTACCCGTCGAAGGTTCTATATATCCAACATCGTGGTTTGCTATGGTTTCATTTGAAACTCTTTGAATCTTTAAGACTCTTTTACCACCCTCAGCAGCTACATCAATCAAATGGCATGTGTCACCTTGATATACGAACGGAGTAGTCCTTATAATAGGATTATCATCATCTTTTACAAAGAATGGATTCGGAAAGTCTAAAAGATAAAACGCTTCTTGGTTAAGAATAGGATTAAATCTCTTCTTCATTTTTGTTCGCATAACGCTGTTCAGAATAGAAACGTCGGAATTATCAATAGAAGAGATCAGATTCGAATGACGGAATACCCCATCAAATCGTTTTAGATCGTTGTTATTATAATCGATTATGGTATCACGAACTAAATCTTCTAATGTAGTTCTATCATGAGATGTAATGTTTGGGTTATACTTAAAGAAGATCTCTAGATCGATATAGGTATAAGTTGGATCAACCAATATAGGCGTAATCGATACTACGTTTTTAGGTTTAAGGAACTGATCGATAATAATATCTTTATCACGGTCACCCACAACCTCACCATCTAATGGTTTGATTGATATATAAACCTTACCATAATCAGGTGGGTCATTATCTTCACCACCCCATACAGTAATAGCCTCAATGTTCGAGTAGTTATTCAAGATAATAGATTTATAATCATCGGGGGTTACTGCACGATTCTGGGCAGTATAAAGCAAAGGCGCATTGAACTGGATCGATTCAAGATCTTCTCGAGTAGATCCACCAACAGCCTTCTGCTTTGTTGTAATCGTTGCATTGACGCTACCTTCAATATCATCTACTAAAGCAAATTGACTAGCGCCGTTTGCAGCTTCTTCGTCTGTAACTACATAACTCATCCTGATATAGTTACCGTTTTCCAACTTTCGACCGAATACCCCATCTCCAAACTTAACCTCATATTCTCCGGTCACACTTTCACTTAGAAAGTAAATCTTAGATCGGTCGTTAATATCTACGACCGTTGGAGCTTTTACATAGGTTTCGAAAGAGGAAGATGCCTTTGAAGGAGAGATATCAACACTCAATGTTGAGGTCACGATGTTGTCATAAGGTATAATAAATTTTTCACTTGTTTCAAAGTCGTATGAGTAACCGGTTTTCTTATAATCACCTTGTATGATTCGCACATCTTCAAACTTATACACCCCGTCTAAAAGAGGAACGGTTATAGTGTCGATTGTTACGAAGTTAAAGGTTTCCCCATTGATAACGGTTTTAAACCTAGTCCCTTTATCCATTGTAATTGGCGGACCAGGATTTACCGGATCATTCAATACAATATCAATGTACGCAACAGGCGCAAAGGAAGATCGTGGGGTATAGCCTAAAAGTTTAGCATGGGATACTACCGATGACCGAAGCTGGGCTGTATCTAGGAAGGTTTCGTTAATAGCTTGGTTGGCATTCATTGCGTTCATGTGCGTCATGTATGCAACCACATCTAATAATGTACCGAGCGCAGAGCCCTCGAAATCATAATCGGTCAACGTAGTTTGATCAGAAAGATATTCTTTTAGATTATCCTTAATCTGATCAAAGTCCATTTCCGATACTTTTAATCTTCTACTGTCTGTCATCGGATTCTCTCTACAATGAATTCAACTACTGTCACCACAGGTTGCGGTGATAGTATTTCTATTTCTAGTTTTATGTTCAAAGCATTTCGGAAAGATAAGTCTTCTATATCAACTCCAATAACTTTGGCACGTGGTTCATATTTTTTAAGTGATTCTATGATCACGTCAGCCATAACGGCACGTGTGATATTATCAAAAAATTCAAATAGGTAAGCCCGTAAATCCCCACCGAAATCCGGTTTGAATGGACGTTCACCTCTTGAAGTGCTTAGAATATTTATCACACTTTGTTTAACTGAAGCAACATCCTTTGATAAACCTATATCACCGGTATTGGGGTTAGCAATAAAGGAGAAGGTTATGTCAGAATATACATGTTGCCTCGCATCAATATTTGATTTTGAGTGTCTGTGCATGTATCTATTTATCCCCGTTTAATTTGACATTAGCTTGGTAACTTTGGTGCCGAGCTCGAGCTACCAGGTGCCGCACTGATATGCTTATGACCATCAAGACTTATACCCTTGGCCGAAACTACATCGCCGCCAGAAGTTATTAATCCGCCAGTGGTTACGACATCGTCTGTTGTGACAGGACCTAGTATAGTGATACCGCCCGCAGTTCCATCTAAAGTAATTCCGCCTATCGGCGATTTAATTACCGTAGCACCCAAATCGATATTAGCAGTAAAATTTCCTAATGCAACATTTGTTGTCACATTACCTAGGTCTACCGATAACGTCGCGTCGCCCTTAGCTATAGTAGTTGTAACATTACCTTCAAGTATATTAGCGGTAAGATTACCCTTAATAACGTTAAGTGATGAGTTCCCTTCCAGCACATTAGTTGTATTATTCCCTGTTACGGTAACGACCGCATCGCCATCAATGTGAACTTCCACATTGCCTTTGATGTGAACCTTATCATCTTCCATGATTACTCTATATGATGAACCAACAACATGCTCTACCTTATCACCATTAGGATGGACTTCGTAAAAAGTTCCGGCTTTATGAAATTCTTTTATACGTTCCCCGTCGGGAGTGTTATCGTATTCTTTATAATGACCGGCTTCGAATCCACGGATATTATTATATGGATACTTAGTAGAGTATGGATCCCACCCTGCCTCAGGAGGGGATAGTGGTCCACCGTCGCCAGCATAAGGTTCGTTATAATCCTTCCCGCGCGACCGTCGATGTAGATCAGGTTCGTCTAAACGAGAGTCTG